GGACGCTAAGGGCAATACCGAGGTGCCCGAATCGCTCGTCGGGCTACAATGGGAGTTTCCACCGAATCGTCCGAATGATCGTGGACAAACGCTACCCTGGCGGCGAGCGTGGGGCATACCTGGTTGGCGTTATGTGGGTGGCGAACGAATTTATCTGTAGCACTATCCCGAAAATCGTTGCTTGACGCGGTGTGCTGGTTGCGCAATCATGTGCTCAACTACTACGCACACGAGGTATTCCTATGGCGCTTCCGGTCAAGAAACTGCGGGCACTTGCAAATCAGCACAAGAAAGGCGGCTTGAAGTTTGGCAAGCCGACTGACGACGAGGACGAAGACGAGGACAAAAAAGAAGACGACGAGAAAGGTAATGAGGCCAGTGATCGTCCGTTTCCACCGAAGAGGCCCGGCGGCGGCAAGGGTAGTCCCGACAAGCGAAATGATGAAGGCAACGAGAAAGACGGCGACGAGAGCGATGATGAGCTAGCCGGTGCCGACGAAACTGACGACATTGCGCTCGCCAACGAAATCGGGCAGGAAATCGTCGAGAACGGTGTTGAAGATGACATCGCGACGTTGATGGAAGATTATGATCCGGGCGAGAATCCCGCGTGGGCACAAGACGAAGACATCTGGGAGCGCGCCAAGAAAGCCGTCGATCCAGAGGGAGAGGGTGCGGATAAGTATGACGAGCCGTGGGCCGTTGTCGCTACGGTATACAAAAATATGGGTGGTGCGATTGCGGGAGGCGAGTGACATGGACGACGCGAAAACAGATGACGTGATTGCTCCATGCCGTCCACAAACGAATCCGGGTCGCGACGAGCCTTCGAAGTATCCGCCAGCGCAACAGCCAAGCAGTCCGTTTGCACCAGAAGTGCTTCCGACGTATCCGGTGAGGTCGTTCCCGACTACGTTGCCGGGGGAAGGACCGCCGCCACTTATCGGCCCTATCACGCGCCGCTACACATAATTGCGCTTGCACAGTGAAATCACATCCTTTATTGTAGGGACTGATTAGGAGGCGCACATGGCGCACCCCGGACCGAAAGTTGATCATCGCACGATTCGTAGCGAAGCTCTCAAGAAAGGCGTCGACGCAAAAAACATTCCCGTCGACGTCCCGCCAGAGCAGGGAGCACCGAAGGGCATGGTCAAGGGCCAGTATAAAGACGCAGCCGCTCCGAGCGGCGAAAAGTAGAGGAGTCGACAATGAGCGACATCGAGAACGTCGGAGCAGGCCGCAAGTACGAAACCCCTCTCTGCGAATATGACGCAGAGCACGGTAAACACGAAGACCAGGTGGAGAAGTCGCCGCCCAAGCTGCCGCAAGAAGAGTTCCCCAAGGTTCCCGACCCATCACCGTTTGTTCTCGGCAAATGACCGCCGGGCGGTGAGCTATGTCGGATACCTATCATCTGCTTGGCAGTTTCACGACTGAACCGGCCACAGGGCTACCGTCTGGCGGGGCATCGGTAGCGACGCCGCTTGACGATACCGTGATGCTCGCGCACAAAGAGTGCAGCGACATCAACCTGACGGTAGACACGGCCGTCGTGGTGCCGTTTGGCGGCGTGACAAATGCTCACGTTGTATTTCTCTACGCGGCGAATAAAATCAAGGCGCGAATCACTACCGCCGACGGCACTACGCAATCCATTCCGGTCGATCCGTTGCTCAAGATGATCACGCTTTCGGTGCCCGTCACGGCGATTGACTTGACGCGCGTAGCCGGAAGTGCGACCCTTGTGCAGTATTTTCTCGGCGAAAAAGCGTAACTAAGCCGCGCTGTGAGCGCGAGCTGAAAGGAAACAAGAACATGACGACCATGGCAACAGAAACCATCAAGACGGTGCTCGACGTGGCAGATCCTAACAAGATCTCCGACGCGCTCCGCAAGGTGAAACTCGGCACGCTGCTAACGGTACTCGTGGAAGATACCGGCGTGATTTCTCCGGCGGCGACCATTACGCTGACCAAGCCCGCGCTACTCGTGCAGTCGGCTCGCGTTGTGTCGGCCACTACGGGAAACACCGTCGGCACGTACCACGTCGGCGATGCGTCGTCAACCGTCGTGACACCGACGGCGGGCGCGAATTGCGGAATCGCCAAGATTTCCGCCGATGGACTCACGCTGACGTTCGCGACGGGCGACGTCACCCGCGCGGTTATCCAGTACATCCCGCGTCCCGAGACGGCGCTGACCACCAAGTTCGTCAACGCATAGGGTCAACCGCGCTCGTGGTGAGCGCGTAACCATAACCAGCGGCGGAACCTTCCGCGCGGCATGCTGGCTTCCTTTGTCGTGCAACGCGCACGGCGGCGGTTAACAGCCGGATAGACCGGACGGAGCGATCCCGAGCAATCCCAAAGGAGGAAATCATGCCGCAGGAACTGCAACCACCGCAAGGACAAGCAACGGAAGTGCAAGGTACGGTACCCCCCATCCAGCAGGCAACCGCGCAAGCGCAACAAGCTGCTTCGCCGGTGCCGACACGGCAGCAAGACATGCCGCCGGAAGGAATGCAGCAACAGCCTGATGGAAGCGTGAAGGTGCTGTCGCCATCGGCGTATCGTCGCCTCAAGGATGAGGCGCGAGAACGCGGTAAGCGCGCCGCCAACGAAGAAGTCAATACCGCATTGAAGGCCGCGGGATATTCCTCGATGGAGGAATTGATCAGGGCAGCGAAGGCGCAAAAGCAGCACGTGCAGCAGCCGGATAAGCATAAGGAAGGGGACAAAAATCGGCAGCAACAACCCAACAAACCCAACCAGCAAAACCTATCACCTCGTCAGGTCGAGCAACTAAATAAACAACTCGAACAGGAACGCAAAGAGAAAGCCGATGCTTCGCGTCGCGCGCGTGATCTACAACGTAAGCTCGATGCGACGGAAGCTGAGCGCGTCTTGGAGCATGTAGCGTTTCAGGTGGGCATCAAAGACACCGACTACGCCATTCGATTGCTCACGCGCAAGTGCGATGCGATGACCGATGACGAGCTGAAGGCGTTTGACGAACGGAAATTTTTCGAGGGTCTGCGCACGTCGCATCCGTATTTGTTTCAAGAAATCGTGCAGGCCGCAACAACCGGCACCAGCGGAGGAAATCAACCGCCACCGCCGAATGCCAGAACGGTGACGAATGCAACGGCCAGCAACGGACAGGTGGACGCCATGGCGATGAAGCCGGGAGAGTTCCTAGCGCATCTTCGCAGACGCGGATTAACGCTTTCATAAGCAGCTAACGCGCGTTGACGTACATTTATCCTTGCGGCGTAAAATTCGATGTGTAACCATAGTGAGCAAAAGTTGGCTCACATAGCCCAAGGAGATGAAAATGGACTTTTCGGTAATCATGCAGGCCCCGGAAATCCGGGCGCTTGTACAAGAGAATCTGCTTCAGCGCGCGTTTCACGATGCCCTCTATCCCAAGCTGATGTATCGCTCCGCAACCACTCCAGTTTTGTGGCCGGCCAACGTCGGCGACAACATGGTATTCACGGGCGTCGGTCTCATCAAGCCGAAAATGCGCCCGTTGCAACCCGGCACCGATCCGACGCCAAGCAGCTACTCCTCAGAGCAATGGGAAGCAACGCTGCAACAGTACGCCGACAGCATCGATACTCACATGCCGACCAGCATGGTAGCTATCGCCAACCTGTTTCTGCGCAACGCGCAGCAGCTTGGCCTCTCGGCTGGACAGACCATCAATCGTCTCGTGCGTGATCGCACCTACGACGCGGGCCTCGCCGGCTGGACGGTTGCGGCGGCTTACGGTCCCGGCACGTCGATGCCCGTACAGCGCCTCAACGGCTTCACCAAAGCGCGTTACACCGGCGTCAATGGTTCGCTCGTCAAGTTCGGCCCCGTCAGTGCAACCAACCCGCTTGCCATCACGGTGTTTTCGGGCGGTGTGGCGACTGCGGTCAACGTCATTGGCTTCACGTCTACCTACTCGGGCGACGAAGTCGGCCCCGGCGTATTGCTGCTCGACGGCGCCGTAACGACAGCGGCACGTGCTTACGTCGTTTCTAGCGACCGTACGAATCTCGTGCGTGTCGGTGGCGGCATGAAGGTCGACGACGTTGGCTCAAGCGACTTGCTCAAGCTCGAAAGCATCCGAACGGCGGTTGCGCACTTCTGGCAAGAGAACGTGCCCGAGATGCCAGATGGTCGTTTCCATCTGCACCTCGACCCGACCAGCTTGTCGCAGCTTTATAGCGACACCGAGATTCAGCGGCTCAACACGGCGCTGCCGGACTACTATATCTACAAGGACTTTGCCATCGGCGAGATGCTCGGTTGCGTTTTCTTCCGCAATTCGGAAGCTCCGGTGCCCGAAACCGTCTCCGGCGGTCTGACGGCCACGTACGACCAAGACGATCCGTTCCCCGGCGAGCTGTACAACAACGGCGCCACAACGGGTGTGCGCATTCATCGCCCCATGCTGATTGGTCAGGGTGGTATCTACGAATACTACCAAGACCTGTCCGCTCTCATTACCGAGGCGGGCATCACCGGCAAGGTGGGGGCATCGAAAATCAGTAATGCCGGAATCGATGTGGACGTAGAGCGCATCCAGCTTATCATCCGTGCGCCGCTTAACCGCTTGCAAGACCAGGTAGCGACTTCGTGGAAGTTCATCGGTGACTGGCCGTTTCGTACCGACGCGACCACGGGCGACGCGAGTAGGTTCAAGCGCGTGGCGTGCATCGAACATGGTGAATAGGAACTCGCGCAGTTAGGCATGACGCAGGCGTTACATAGTGTCTCCGATGCTTTCGAGCATCGCCGACTATATGGATTGCGGGCATCCCTGGTGGATTCCCTCACGAGACGAGCACGGCGCTTTGTCTCGGCAATCCGCCCGAGTGTGATTGGTCTTCGGGCCCTTCGCGCCAACACTCGGGTCACGAGTTGGCCCGCTATCGAATCCCTCGGTCGGGATTACGCGGGCCGCACTCAAACGGGTGACGCAAACCCTAGCCTTCGGGCTATGGAACCGCCTCACCCTATCGATGGCATGGCCTTGTGTCAGAACCAACCGCGTTGTTTGCCCGCTTCGGCGAGTCATTCGCGCAATCGTGTTCTGGCCGTTTGGCCTAGCGGGCGTGGTTCACGATCTTGGCATCGTGACCAGCCTGTAGCCCGTCCCGTTTGCGTGTCAGCGTCCCTACGCCGGGGTTACGGCGGCCTTGCTGACTAGAACGAGACGGGCTACCCATCACCCTCATAATTGCCGTTAGCATGCTGACGGCTCGGGAGTCGCAAGCGCAAGTTCGCGGCTTTTGTCTTTGATTGACGGAGGGAAGTAATGTCTTCAGACGAGCAATCAAGTAACGGTAAACCTTTCGTCGCGCCGCCGCCCAAGATGCCCGGCGTCAAGAGCGTGCGACGAGTCGTCAAGGATACGGTTGAGACGACGGAGGCGACGCCGAAAGCGAGTCCATCGCCGTCGCCCGCGCCGCCCGCGCCACTACCTACGCAAGCGGCTATCAACGTGCGACGTTGGCGCGTAAAGGCGATGGCGCGCGTGTCTTTGTTCGGGCAGATTATGACGTTGCCTGTCGGCAAGCTACTTGGCGAGGACAGCTACAGTAGCGATGTTATTCAACGACTACGCGATCAAGGCGTAGAGTTGGAAGCGGTAGAGTAGTGCAAAAGGCGGGTGCATCGTGCCGCTAGATACGAGTGAAAAGGCCCGCTGTCGTTGGCACCTCGGTTATCCGAGTACGGCGCCGGCTGCTTCGCTGCAAATGGGTATTCCGCGTCCTATCCAAACGGCCTTCCTTCTCGAATCGGCAATGAGTTACGTCATTGAAGAAGCCTGCGTACGAGTGCGACAAATTCTTGGCGTACTTGACGGCATAGAAACCAAACTGGTGGAAGCACAAGAACGTTTGGCTGCGGCGGCGCTGGACGGGCTAAAGTTGCGAGAAAACGAGCCCGACATGCTAGAGCTAGAGTATCGTCGCTGGGCAGATCGACTCGCCGACATCTTCGGCGTGCCGAAGTACGCATACTCGTCTCGATTCCGCGCGGGAAGCGGCGGCGCGGCCAACGTTCCGGTGCGATAGCCCATGTCGCGGCCGTTCACGTCGTTGAACGCACAAACGATAGCGCGCTCACTAGCCCGCAAATTTGTTCCCATCGCGGACAATCTGCGTGATCTGTATACGAAGTTCGGTTTGCGGCCCTATATCGTGCGTATTGTGCGCACGCGATGGACGGATGCAGAGCGCGGAGAAGGCGGCGAGTTCGTAGTCAAGTCGCTCGACCTGTTGCCAACACCGAAGGTATCGGATCTTTCGGCCATCAACGAGATTTTGCACCCCATCGGGCTCGACGAGGTTGGCGGCATTGTCGTAACGGAACTTTCCGGACGCTTTACCGAGGAGCAATTACGCGGATTAGATGACGATGGCAGCGAAGCGGCGCGCGACGAGCAGGTCTATTGGGAAATCGAGTTCGTCCGCCCCGACGGCAGAGAAGGAGAGCGTCGGCGGTTTCAATTATCGGCCGCGCCCTACTACAACGCCAGTACGCTACAATGGTCGGTCAAGTTGGAGCGAACGCACGGAGAGCGTACCCGCTCCGGAGAGCCCCGCTGATGTATCGAATGAAAATCGACTTGGCCGACTTAGCGCGCCACTACGGCAAGCTCGGCGGCAAAGTAAAACAAGCCATACGCTCGGGTGTGCTCTCTGGGGCGCATCGCTGCGTTCCTATCCTAGTACAGAGTGCTAGGACGGCATCGCCAGCATCGCCGGGCGGATTCACGGGAGCGTGGGGCGGCGGCGGGGCACCAAACTATATATCGGGTTTTCGCGCATTGCGGCATCCACTCGGGGCGATGGTGTTCAACACTATGCCCTACGCAGGCGTCATCGAACGCGGGCGTCGCCCCGGCACGGGGGTATCCAGAGAAGGACAATTTGCGCTGGCAACGTGGGTGAAGCGCCGCATGGGTATTGCCGACCCAAAGAAGGCCAAGGGTATAGCGTTTCTCATCGCACGCAAAATCAAAGCACGCGGTCTGAGAGCGCGTTTTGTCATGGGACGGGTTTTCAAGCAAATGCAGGCCGCCGTTATCGACGAGATCAACGAGTTCATTCTTGAGGCGCTGAAAACATCGTGACGGCCGCAGTCCGCATACCGCCGGGAGCAAGCGCGCCGACCGCACAAGCGACGCAACTGATTCTGGAACCCGACGTGCGGCAGGTCTTTACGGACCATTGCTCAACGGACGCCAAGACGGCGGTGTCCAAGGGCATCAAAGAGTTCTTGAGTCAGCTCGAAGCCGTGACGCCTGGCGGGCGCACCTTGCGCTTTCTCAAGACGTACGATACCTGGGCGGATGCGGAAGATAGCGCGGAGTTTCCGTCCGCTATCGTTGACGTATCGGCCGAAGGCACCTATGACCCCGCCTCGTTTACGCCCGCACTGTCCGACGGAGCCCCTACGGTGCTCGGCGCAAACGTGTATCTGCTTAGCACAGTAGAGCTTGTGCAGCCAGTGTCGATCACGATTTGGCATGATGATCCGACAGGGCGAATGAAGTTGATGGCCATGCTCGAAGACGCTTTTGCGCCGGTCGATTGGCGTTACGGCGTGCGATTGATGCTGCCCCACTATCACGGAGTACACATGAATGTATCGCCGCGCGGCGCAGCCTACGCAGACGATACGATGACCGCGCTCCGTCGACATCGTAACGCGACCATGCGGCTAGATGCAGTGCTGCCAGTATTGCGAGTAACCACCAAGCCCTCGGCGCGGCCGAAGTTTGTTTTGAAAACACTTTCAGAGGACGCAGCGTTGCGCTAAGCTGCTTCAAAACAGGAGATACATCATGTCAAGCGGATTCATTCGCCGATTTTCCGATTTTCCCGGCATCGAAGTTATTACGGCAATCGAAGGCATAGTAATCGTCGACCTTGCCGCCCCCGGCGCAATTGCCGGTATTCAGAACGGCGTCGTGGGGCTCGTCGGGGAATTTGCCGATATGTCTAGCTCCGTCGCCGTGTCGGCGTCGGGCGTGGTAACGTCAAGTATTCGTCCAGTTGAGATTTTCAGCCCGACGGATATGCTTAACAAACTAGGCAGCTTCGACGAGACGTTGGGTGAGTTTGGCGACTCGGGCGGAAACGGCTACACATGGATTTCCCGCAAGTCGTTTCAGCGCCTCATTGCCGCACCTATCAATCTTTGCTCCTCGAACGGTACGCGAGCCTATCGAGAATTGCCGACAAACAAATCGGCAACTAACGCCTCAGAGATCGTGCCGATGCAAGCCGCGACGGTATCGGCCGGAGCGGAGTTTCGCACATCGGGCTATCGCATCCGCATAGGCGCTAAAGTGAACTTTTCTGCTGACGGCGCTGTATTGTCGGGAATTGACGGTACGGTCGTACACACGGGAGTTCCGGCGGTCACGCAGGTCTTCAACTCGGCAACCGGCGACTTCTTGAACAAGGCGCACGTTGGCGATGTGATCGTTATGGGCGCGCTAGGCAGCACCGGAGCGCAACTCACCAATGCAGGAACATACCGCATTCAAGCCGTCAACCTTGCAACGCAACTGCACCTTGAAAAGTTGAACGGCGCGACGTTCGACTTTGATGCGTCGTCGGCAATGACGTGGCGATTACACCCCGGCGCCGCGGCCGATAGCGCACCGGAAGGCAATTATCTTGCGGCGGCAGCGGGCTACCGGATTCCCGCTCGTCCTCTCGATCATGCTATTGCGGCGGGGGCGATATGCGCGCCAACGGTAGCGGCTACGGCCGGCACGGCGAGCAGTTGGGACCCGCTATCGGGGCTCAAGTTGGCTATCATGCCGGGCGGCGGTGGAGGGATGGCGTACGACAGCGCCGTACAGGCACCCAACGTAGCGAGTGGGGCATCGATTCAAGCGCTGTATCAAGTCGGGTTGGATGCACTCGCTATCAACGCTTACCCGACGAGCGATATCAACATCGTCTGCACCGCACGCAACGATTCGATTATACGCGCCGCGAAGATGACGCATGTGCTTTCGACCAGCTCAAGCGGACTAGGTCGTGTGGCGATCAACGTGCCCGAGTTGACGATTACGTCGCTGACTGACGTTGTCGGCGATACCGATTCGGGAAGTTCTCCCGGCGTCGGAGCCAATCGCAGCGACCGCATGATTTTCTCTTGGCCCGGCGTGCTGACTTACGTGCCAGAGGCAGTAGGCTTCAGTATCTTGGGGGCCGACGGTGCTACGTACGACAACGGGCAGCTCGACGTTGCGTTTGATGCCTGGTTTGCGTCGATTCTCTCGAATCTGGCACCCGAGCGTAATCCCGGCCAGGCGGCGTCGCCCGTCGACGCGATACTGTCGACCGTGCTGGGCGTACAACGAGGCGTGACGGCGCTAGGCATGACGGAGTACATGCTAATGCGGCAAAAAGGCATCGCCGGCATCAACGTAATGACTCGCTCGGTACAGTCGGGGATAACTACGTCACTTGTGGCGGGGAAGAAAAATATCAACCGCCGCCGCTTCGCCGACTTCGTGGAGGACTCGGTAGCCAACGCTCTCGTGCCATTCAACAAGCTGCCGCTTACGCGACAACTACGCGATACGGCGACAAGCGAGATTGTGGCTTTCTTCGAGCAGATGTTGTCTCGTAATAATCCGGCAGCGCAGCGCATCGATGGTTATACGGTAGACGACATCACGCCCAATACCGCCGATATGCTGGCGCAAGGCATCTACATCATCAAGGGCGGCGTGCGGATGACGCCGACGGCAGATTTCATCGTCTTCCAGGCACAAATCGGCGAGAACGTCGAGGTTTCCGTTACGGTAGCGTAGTCTGCAAGTTCCCGCAGGCTCTCCCCGATTAACATAGGAGTTAGCATCATGGCGCGCACGGCAATCAAGAGCTGTTCCCTCGAACCGTTTGAGCTTTCCGCCCCCTATACCGGCATACTGGCACCGGGGGAAGTCGCCGTCGTCTCGACAGACGTAGAGACAACCATAACTAATCTTGGCGGCGTGTCGGCCATTCGCGGATCGTTGGAAGTCTACCTTGTGCCGGATTCGTCGCACGTCACTTACCACGACCACAGCGTGTCGGTGTTACCGTTACCCCACGCTACGACGCATACGACGGGTGCAGATCAACTTTCCGACGCGGCGGCTGGCGGCGCCCATGGTCTTATGACTGGCGGCGACAAGGATAAGCTCGATCACGTATGGTCTGCCGCGCAATCGCTCACCGGGGCGGGAGCGGTTGATGTCGTTCATCGGAGGACGTACATCACGGCCAACGGCGTCGGAAACGCGCTAACATTGGCCGATGGAGCAATTCTTGGACAACAGAAGACCATCATCCTATTCGCCTCGACGGACATTGGAAATACCGCAATTCTCACGCCCACCAATTTTGCGGGCGGAGGCAATATCACCCTGGCGACGATTGGAGATTACATAGAACTGGAATGGAACGGGGCAGCGTGGGCGAAAGCGGATACAGAGGACAAGCTGCCCAGATACCCCGAGCCTTTCATGTTCGATCTCAACCTGCATAACACGACGCGGTTGACCAATCATCCGCGTTACGAACGGAACTCCTCGGTATTCAAAGATACGGCGGGCAAGCTGTGGCTGTGGTGGTGCCGATGTCTTACGCTCAAGACACGTCAAGCTGGCGATGTTGACAATGCCTACTATGAGATCGTGTATTCCACATCGCTCGACGGTGGCGTGACTTGGGCAGCACCCTATGCGTTCAACCAGACGTTGCCCGCTCTGTTTTCGCCACGAGAACTAAGTTTCAACCAGGACGGTACGGGCCTTTATTGGCTGCATATCTCCAACGGATGTAGCGGCTCGCCTCAGTCCGATAGATTGATGCACGTTTTCACGACCACCAATGGGCTTACCTGGACGAATGTGGGTCCGGTGGTGATTACGGGCTGGGCGACGAATCCGGCGAATATCGGACATGCGCAAGTGATTTTCGCGGGTAGCAAGTTCCGCATGGCCTTCCAGCAGCGGTCATCGAATAGCGTTTACTATAGTGACTCTGCCGACGGCGTGAACTTCGGGACAGCAGTCACGATTCAGGCCGCAACATACTTGATCCCAAAGATCTGTTTCATTCCCGGCACTCCTAACAGAATCCTTATCGTGTCGACGAAGGGATCGGCGATCAATCTGGCGTTGTCTACGGACGATGGCGTTTCGTTTACGAAAGCCGACATCATTACGCACGCAGGAGCCTACGATCCTTGCGTTGGCGTATCGGCAGATGGCAACCTGCTTCTCGTCTTCGCGCCCAACATCGGCGCTGATGGGCAGCAGTTGAAGTATAGCGTGAACTCGTCGGGCGCAGGCGGAGAGTTGACATCGGCAAACTGGTCAACTCCGCTGGCGCTTACGAAAGGGCAGGATGGTGCATACGAGTGGTGGGACTACTGGCCGTTTTTGTTCGTTGATGGCAAAGCGACCTACATCTTCTACTCGTCGGAGCATGACCTAGCGGGGCGTGTCTACCAGGGTTGCCACATCTATGCGATGACCTGGGAAAAACGCGACCTCATTGAAGTCAAAGACGAAGGCAGCAAGCTCGGGTGTGGCATCCGTAAACTTAATTTCGTTGGCTCGGCTGTTAGCGCAGCGGTCAATGGAAGCGACCCAAGCCAAGTCGACGTTACGGTGTCTGCTGGCGGTGGGACGAAAAGCCGAGTACGCGCCTATAAGTCAGTTAAGCAAACAATACCGTTTGCGACGCCAACAAAAGTCACGTTCGACGTGGATAACGACGCATACAGTTTTGATGTCGATAATGAGTTCGCTTCGTCCACCTTCACCGCCAAGCGAACAGGGTACTTTGACATAGCGGCGCGGATTGCCTTCGACGGCACGTTCACGCAGTATTGCGTGCTCAAAATCGTCAAAAACGGGACGCTTCCATGGGGCCAAACGTGGACGACGCCCAACACGACTCCGACCACCAATCAAGTGCATGATCTCGTGTATCTGGCGGTCGGAAACACTATCGAGATTTTTGTCTTGCACATGTACCTGACGGACAGCCGCGATACGATGTTTGGCCAGAGCGACACGTATTTGACCATCAGCGAGCAATAGTTGACGCCCGCGTTTCTTCGTGTTAGCGTAAGCTTCGACGACTTGATGTAAGCCGCGCTTCCCGCGACTATGGTTGCGATGGGGAAGAATAGGGCTTGCTGGGGAACGGCCTCCCGGTAAGCCCTATTGTTTATTGAACGCGAAAAGGAAAGGAAGGCAATAAGATGCCGAATACAAGAATCAAGGGCGAGGACACAGAGTTGTCCGTGACGCTCAACGGTAAAACGCAAACGCAATTTGCCGAGGTGCGCTCAAACGAGATCACCTACCTGCTGGAGTTGAAGAAGGAGGGCTACCTGGGGGAGACGACAGAGCGCAAAGACGAGATTTTCAATGGCACTAAGGGGCGCATGGAACTGCATTTCTCGACGAAAACCGTGTTCGACTTCTTCAAAGCCATCGTTGACCGTGCGCAGCGCCGCGCGCCGGGAACGGTCGTCAACATCAAGACGACGCTCAATTTTCCAAACGGCGACCGTCCGCGCGTGATGATTCGCGACCTCGCATTCGGTGAGATACCCGTCAACTTCGCCAGCCGCACCGATTACGGCGCCGTGACGCTGGATTGGGAATCGTCGGAAGCACCGCAAGTAGTCTAATCGAGAGGAGCAACGCCGCATGGGAAACCCGCTTGATAGCCTGTTCGAGAAAACGCCGAAGACCGTTCACACTTACACGATTCCCGAATCGCTGCGCAATGGCGCGGCGAAAGTGGGTATGTGCGAGCTGACTGCCGATCAAGAATTGCAGGCGTCTCGAACGGGGCGGTTTGATTTGCTCAAGGCGCAATACGAAGCGACAAAGCTGTCAATCGTGCTGCTCGACGGCAAAGTCGTGAATCGTGCCGAGATAGAGCTTGATCGCTTTTGGGAGCACGCCAGCCCGCGCGTCCGGTCGCTGCTATTGCAAGCCTATAATCGGCTTTCGTCCCCTTCGGCAGAGGAGACAGAGGATTTTTTCGACAGCGTCGTAACGGAGCTTGCGAAAGTGTAGGGGTGCTCGATATAGGGCTAGCTAGTGCGGAAGGCCGCAAGGGGCTAGAAGATAGACTTTGGGAGATGTTTGCCTACGCCGGGCGATACGGGAAGCAACCATTGTCGGAGCTGCGTGGGTTGACGATGCAGGAGCTTTGCAAATTCGTCGAGAAGGTGAGCGATATCGTGAAGGAAGAAAACAAACCGAGCAAGGGCGAGGACTAGCCGGTGGCCGAGGAAACGGAAATAACTAGCACAACGGTATTCAACGTTGCCGATAAGGCGTCGGGGCCGATAAGTGATTTGGCCAAGTCAACTAATGCGCTTAATGTCGCGGCAGAGAAAGCTAAGCAATCGGTCAAGGGCTTGCCGGGAGCAGTAGGAGCAGCTCCCGTAGGTGCTCCGCCCGCCGGTGCCCCGCCTACTCCGCCGGCTCCGCCCGCCGGTGCCCCGCCTACTCCGCCGGCTCCGCCCGCCGGGCCAAAGAAACCGCCGATAGATCCGGAAATCGCTGCTCGTCGAGCCGAGCGCGAGAAGTACGCCGTCGACAAAGAAGAAATGGCGCTGCGACACGCTCGCATGCGTCGATCACGTATGGGGGAAGCGCAAGAAGAAACCCTCAGGGCCGCCGTCGGGGTAGGCATGGCCATGATGGGGGGAGAGACTAAGACTTTCGTGGGGCAACTAGGCAGAGCCGGTGATATGGCTCAGATGGTTGGCTTTCGTTTTGGCGCAATGGGTGGCGAGACGGCAGCGTTTGGAGAAAAGCTAGCCGCTGTGGGGAGTATGGTTGGGACAATGGGAACAGCGTTCGAATTAGGCTATACGGCCGGAATGAAATTGGTGGAAGCAACAACGTGGCTGGCCACTACATATCTCGGTTGGGAAGACGACGTAACCTTTGCGCGACATGAAAATGATCGCCTTGCTGCAAGTCTAGGTTATGCAGGCTCGGCGGCTTTTGCGACTGCGTTTACAATGCAAGAAACGGGGAAAAAGAATCAAAAGTTTGCCAGGCTACTGGACGAACAAGCCAATCAGTTAGGCGCCTTGCCAACAGGCAAAACGGGGCAAGCGATGGCGGATTACACGGATCATCTCATTCAAGTATACCGTCAAGCCGGTCTGACGGGGAAGGAAGCCGTAGAGTACGCGCCCATGCTAGCAGAAGCCGGAGCAAAAAATGCCGCTAGTTTGTCCGTCGCTGCCAGTCGGCAAACGTATCTCAATAATCTCATGGACGAAATGGCGGCTAAATACGAGGCGCTTCCTCTATCCGCCACGCAAGCAGAGATAGAGCGACAGAATGATGTGCTGCGCTGGCATATTGTGGGTCTACAGGAAAACGGAACTATTAGCCGGGAAGAAGCGACCACAGCTTGGGCGGGAGTTCAGACGAAAATAGAACACAATGGTAGCCTCGCAGAATCCACCGAAGCAGCGAAACGAGAGATTCTCATCAAAGCAGAATTGGAAAAAGCACAAAAGGAAGCACTCAAAACCATTAACATTGGCTCTAAGGCCAATGTAACGGGCGCGAATGCGACAATTGCTTTGGCGAATCGTATGTACGAAATAGCTCTACCGAGATTGGAGAAGATGGGAGTAAAAGTAGCACCGGGGGAACTCGGCAAACGAGTGTCGGCCGCAGCCGTTTCCCATGCGACGCAGAAATGGGAGAATCACTTTCACAATCCGCGCTTCGATATTAAACAGGCATTCGCAGAAGGCTACGATCCAGAGCGCATAGCAGTAGCGTTTACGAGCGAACTATCCAAGGCGGCTAACTACCGCACCGGGTCGGCGCATATCGTGCCGGGAGTTAGCGGATAACGGCCATGAAAGCCACATCGCTAACAATCGAGGAGCTGAGCAGCAACAAGAACGAGGAAGGGCTGCGCTCGATTACACTGATAGGCCGTGCGCTGCCCTATAAGCCGTTCGAGCTATCGGGCACTCAACGTGCCGAGATAACGTACTACCAGGGCAACCCCGTCGGTTCGGCGCAAGTCATTGGCCCCGCGGAGCAACCGACGCGCCTAACGGGCATGTGGAAAGACAAATACATAGGCACGCCCGAGGCTATAGCGCTCATCATCGATGCGGTATCGGAACGGCAAGCCGCCGACACAATGGCATTGGTGAAGGCCGTAGACGAAATTCGATTGCGTGGGCGATTGCTGAAAGTTACCTGGGATACCATAACGCGAGAAGGCATCCTGACGAACTTCACGCAGCGATGGTTACAGCGGCAAGACTGCGAATGGGAGATGGAGTTTTCCTGGACTTCTCAGGGACAGCAGCAAGGCGCGCTAGGTACGGCGGAGCAATCAGCGGACGAATCTACACGCAGTTGGATCACATCCGCTATGGATGCTGTTTACGGCGCTCTCAGTTACGTTACCGACAACGTTGCGCTGGCGCAAGACTACCGAGACAGCATACAGGCGAA